CGGGCGGCTCGACGCGCGAGCGCTGAAACATTCGATGTTGGTACTCTGCGAGCTATATGATACGACGACTGAAGACCACAAGGTCCGGCTTCTTTTGACTGAGGCCCTGTGTAATTCCATACATGTTTTCGGTAGCGTAGTTGAGTCTTGGCACCACTGGATGCCGTCTGGGTTTCCGCTTACTACTGAAGTGAATACCGTCACGAATGTGTCGGTCTTCTACTATGCCTGGGTGCGTCTGCACGACAATGACACAGCGTCGTTGGTATTTTTTGATGAAAATGTCACGGTTTTGGCCCAAGGAGATGATAATATCTTCGAGACGACACCCGCGTATGCGCAAAGTTACACGTGTGCGTGGATAGCTATGTGCGCTAGGGAGTTTGGTATGGAGTATACCGCCCCAGATAAAGGCCCGGCACGTGATTATCAAGTGCCACTTACTGAGGCGCACATTTTGAAGCGTGGTTTTAGATACGAACCTGTTTTGGGGCGCTATGTTGGGCCTCTTGAGCTGGATGTCGTGCTCGAAACGTGCACGTGGACGCGATCGTCCGATTACTATGGTATCGGACAGGAGAATCTTGATTTTACTGTGCGTGAACTTAGCTTACATGGAAAAGACGTCTTCGATTATTGGATCCCAAAGTTGCGGGCCTATGCCAGCAGATATTGGAAACCTATTAGCGAAGATTGGTTGACCGTGTTGGCGGTTGTCGCACATTAGATGAAAATTATGCCTACGGGTCGGTAGAGCATGAAAATATGGTAAACTTTATAATCGGGATAGTGGCGATATCTCTGATGTTTTAGCCTTTTAGTAGAGTAGCGAACTACTATCATAAGTAGCTCGCACTTACGTCTGAGCGTTTGATTTCGTAACTCAAAGAGTAGTACTTGAGAGTTTTACTCCGTATCGCAACCATGGGATATTACCTGTGATCACTGTTGTATGGAGTTTAGATAAGCTTTGATAGCCTGACGCGCAATCGGAATAAGCGTAAGGGAGCCTAGAAGTCGGCCGAATCCTATGGATTGCCCATCCGGATGGTTAGTCGCCTTCGAAGGTGTGATTTTCGAATTTCTGGCACCATGAATACATCAAACTTGAACCCAACCGTTGAGAATGGATCGGATAGCAGCAGCCCCAAAGGCGCTTCAGAGAAACAAGGAATTACGACTTTCCTTGACGATACGGTAGGCGTAGCTTCTGAACCGTTACTACCTACTGGTATGCACCCTGCTCTCGTAGCCAGTGTGTCTGTCCCTGGAGCACAGGACATACGCATATTCCTTGAAAGACCAGTTATTATAGCGCACGGAGTGCTTGCCACGACCGACACAGGCAAGCTTTTCGGCGTTGACCCTTTTGAATTACTTATTATAGCAAAACAATATAAGCTCAAGGGAATTTATATGTTGCGAGCCACAGTACATTTGACGTTGAATATTAACGCGGTGCGTTTCCAGACTGGCCGTTACATTTTATATTTCTTACCCACGGGAGGAGCTGATAGTGCCCTTGGCGGATTTTTAGTCAAGGAGAAGTTACATACCACACACCTAACCGCTATAACCCAATTACCGCACGTTGAAATCGATATTGCGACCCAAACCCATGTCGAAATTGAACTACCTTTCAATATGGTTTTCCCGTATATGGATGCTACTAGACAGTCCACACCGATTGATTTCGGCTATGTTTACCTTAGCCCTTATGTAGCATTGGCTACCGGGGCTGGTGATTCCACTGCGGGTTACACACTCTGGGCTTCGTTTAAGGACATTGAGATCTCGGGTCCGACAATAACACAGTCCGGAGGTAGTTTCGTTTCGCGCGAACAGAAGAACGCGGGTATTGGTCCCTTGCAGACAGCCCTGGATAAAGTATCCCGAGCTTCGACGATTCTGGGTGAATTGCCCGTCATCGGAGCCGGAGCGAAAGCCGTTGGATGGAGTGCCTCTGTCCTGGCGCGTGCTGCTAGCGTATTTGGATGGTCGAAGCCAATTGGCCTCCACAGTCCGCAATACGTGGTACCGCGACCCATGCCATATTTGGGTGTTTCTGACCAGCTATCGACGGCACATCCCATAGGACTGAATGCGACTAATGCAGTCGTGTCTGCCCCTGGCAATAGCGGAACGAATGTCGACGAGATGAGTTTTGATTTCATCAAGTCGATATACGCATACTACACTACTTTCACGTGGGTACCCGAAAGTGCCTTGGGAGTTACGCTCTTCACAGCCGCCGTGGGACCACAAACATTCACGAATACGTTCTACGTTGGAGCTATTGATACCCCCGTTTGTTTCCTTTCGCGATTTTTCGCTAACTGGCGCGGAGGGCTAAAATTTAAGTTTAAGATCGTTAAGAATGAGTTCTATTCGGGACGGTTTGAAGTCCATTTTGTGCCCTCGTTCCTTGCGGGGTACAATTCGAATGCGTACGCCGATTATGAGTACGCTTCCCGAGTGATTGTAGACATACGAGAGACTAGTGAGTTTGAGGTTTGTGTCCCATATATTTCCCCGGCTATGTATACCAAGGCGGCTAACTCGATAGGCTTTCTACGTCTCTCGGTTATCGACCCTTTGGTAGCCCCTGACTCGGTTCCGAGTACCATCTCAATTATAGTTGAGGTAGCTGGTATGCCCGACTTTGAAGTGATGCAGCCGATCGCTTGGAACGCCGAGCCTTACGCTCTTGCAATTATGCAGAGCGATTACCAGGCGTACCCCTGTCATAATTTGGGAGTTGCGTCCGGTGCTGGCTCACTCGAACCCGCGAAGGTCTCCGCGGGCGAAAAGGCTGAATCGTTTCGACAACTTTTGAAGTTGTTTAGGGTGAGTCAACTCAACAGTGGCGGTATTACGTCTGTCGCCCCTGGAGACTTGCTCAACATAGCTCCATATTTATTTACTATCGCGATGCAAATTACGAGCAACGCAACGCCAGTTGTGCGCTCTGCGTACGTATGCGACACGCTCACCCAGATTACCATGCTGTATAGCATGTGTACTGGTGGAGTACGCGTTATCGCGATACCTGCCGTGCCTACGGCCGACTCGACCTTTTGTGTCGGGCTTAGCCCAGACAACGGTGCTACTGATGTTGTAACAGTAGCTACAGGAGACCATCAATCTTACCGTGCTAATATTCGGTTACCAATTAATTACAACATAGAGAGATACTTGGATGTCCAAGTACCTTCCTACCAGCTGACCGTCGGTCGCGCTGTCGCAGGACAGATAGCTTCGACGGCCACTGGGGCCACGTTTAGTCTGACGTGGTCCCAGGCTGTTAAAACCTCGCTATGGGCTTCGGCCTACGCGAATAATGACTCGACCACCCACAATTTTACGGTGGCGCGTCAAGCAGCTGATGACTATAACTGTTTCGGTTACCTCAGTACATACCCTTACGTGGGTATCTACTGAGTAACCCCAATTATGCTGCACTTCTTTTGCTACTTTTTGTAGCCGTTAGTATTTACCCAGAATATCCGATGGGAACGGATAAACCGAGAAAATTTATCATAGTGCAGTGTGCTGCAACATGAATTACGCCTTACGGCTCGTTAAGTTTCAAAATATAAAATTTAAAAATGATATAAGACTTAAAAACAAAAACACGTTTATTAATTTAATACATATACGTACCTTTGGACCATCCATACAGGATGGCGAACGAGTTATCGACGGACATTTATGAGATCCGGC